ATGGTTGCTATTGGGGTAGCAGTAGGGAGGGGAATGGGGGGGCTATCGGGAGGGGATTGCCAGCGCTTTGCGGCACCACGCTTTCCAGCGTCCACCATCTCTCTGTACTTGGCTATTTCAGCGTCTGCCCGCGGGCTAACAAAACCATTTTCTGTACTGACAAAAAACTCGTCCAAGACGCTTAAAACCTCTTGTTCGTATTCCCGCAAGCCAATCTGCCTGGCAATGTCGCGTTGCCGAATTGGGGTTTCGTGTAGGTAGTAATGATCCAAAAGCCGCCGGTAGGCTATGTCCTCAATCGCATTTAAATGATGCGTGTGGCTCTTGTAGTCACCAATATGAAATTGGTAATAGTGCATAAAAAGTCCAAAAAAAAGACTTAGGCGGGACACTCACCGTTTCCGGTGTTGGCGGACTAGTCAGCACTAGCAGTATCCCGTCTAAGTCTTGCTGAAACGATCCCCGCCAAGGGACGCTGAAATCTTACACCATCTTTTGCGCTTCTGCAATCTGTTTCTTAAACTTGTAAACCAGCACCTGTTGCCAACTCTTAGGCACACCGCGCTGCCGCCTGTTGCTGATGACGTTCTGCTTTACGTCCAGCATATAGGCCAATCTGCCTACGCCGCCAGCCGCTTTGATTGCTGTGTCCAAAATGTCCATGCCGCACTATATCACATTTGTGAAGTCATTTTATTAGGGAAAGTACCTATAAAAAAAGTTAAAAAAGGCTTGCAAGGCATCACATTTGTGATATAGTTCACCCATGCCCTGAAATTCTTGGGGTCTTTTTAGAAAAGAGGATGTTTCACAATGAAAACACAATTTTTTGATTCTTTTGTAGACGCATTAAAAGAGGCTGAACGCCTAAAACAAATAAATTTTTACAGGTTAGAAGCCCACCATTACATGGTTACAAAGGCAGAAAATGCCTATGCTGTTGATAGATTTACTTGGCTTAATCGTGACGTTGCTTTAAAAAACAGCAATTTGTTAATTGTTGTTTGAAAAGGTGACATCATGAAAGACATCGCACAACTATTAGCCGAGTTTCGTGAAGCACTATCCAACGGATGGATTCCCCCACTTGAAATGGCAAGACTGTTAAACGACATGAACTGGTCGCTTACCAGAAACTGGCCTGACATTCACACGGGCTTGTCCGACAACCTTGATGATGTTAGCGACAACCTTTACACATCCATTCAAAACTTTGGGGCAAATGATGAATAAAGCAAAAGATTACACACTCGCCGTTTTTATCGGCATTTCATTGGCATGGGTTTTAGTTTACGGATGGGCATTATGAAAAATATCGCAACAGCACTTGTTAAAGCACAACGCGCCTTTGGGCCAGCGCTCAAGAGTTCCACCAATCCGCATTTCCGCAGCAAATACGCTGATCTGTCAGCCTGCGTTGAGGCAGTCATTGAAGGGTTAAACGGGGCTGGCATTGCCCTTATCCAGCGCACTAGCATGGACGATACCGGCGTGACAGTAGAGACGGTGTTTGTCCACGAATCAGGCGAAATGCTTGAGTGCGGCAAATTGCACGTTCCTGCTGCCAAGCAAGACCCCCAGGGTTATGGCTCGGCGTTAACGTATGCACGGCGCTATTCCCTTATGGCGGCTTGTGGCATAGCCCCAGAAGATGACGATGGCAATGCAGCAACTAGGAAACAAGCACAACCAGCATCAGAGCCAAACGTAAGGTTTATCGAGGAGCAATTAAGCGTTATGGCGACTTGCGCGACCATAGACGAATTAAAACTTGCTTACAACGGGGCTTATGCTTGTTGCGATGGCGACCAGGTGTATCAAGCCAAAGTAATTGCAGTCAAAAACAAACGCTTAAAGGAATTAAAAAATGTCTGATGATATTGAAATAAGGGCTTATCAGGCTTTGGTGCGCGAAGTGGACAACGAAATCAAAGAAGTGGAGGTTCGGTATGACAAAGAGTTTTCACGGGTTTGTATGCTTGTCCATGTTATTGCACAAACAGTTCCAAACCCTAAGTTAGTCATTCAAGAAGTACAAGATCGACTAAGAAAAGATGGTGACACTGACAATAACTTAGTTCAGTTCTACCGAGAAAACTACGAATTGGTGTAATCATGCTTAAACAAGTAAAACCTTCTTCCACCGAACCACCTTATTACGTTTGCACAAATTGCAACTGGGCTTGGCAATCATTACAAGAGGCCAACAAGCATTCCTGCAATGGAAGCCAACCACCACAACCCGCATTTCAATCATTTACAGGAAACAAAAATGTCGCTTGAATTACCTAACACATGGCCTGGTCTGATTGAACAAGGCACGGACAATTGGTTTACTGTCCGCTTGGGCAAGGTAACCGCATCACGGGTTGCCGATCTAATGGCAAAGACCAAAAGCGGTTACTCCACTAGCCGCGACAACTACATGGCCCAACTGGTCTGCGAACGCCTTACCCAAACCAAAGGAGATTCGTTTACCAGCACCGCGATGGAATGGGGCACAACTCAGGAACCATTTGCCCGTGCAGCGTATGAGGCCAAAACGGGCGCAATGGTTGAGGAAGTAGGCTTTGTACCCCACCCAACAATTGAGTGGGCTGGCGCCTCTCCTGATGGCCTTGTTGGGGACGATGGGTTGGTAGAAATCAAATGCCCAAACACGGCAACCATGATTGACACATTGTTAACCGGCAAAGTGCCTTCCAAGTACAACACGCAAATGCAATTTCAAATGGCTTGCACAGGACGCGCTTATTGCGATTACGTTGTGTTTGACCCCAGGATGCCCGCTAAAGCCCAATTGTTTATCAAACGGGTTAACCGCGACAACGCATTTATCAAGGAAATGGAAGGGGAAATCATTAACTTTTTATCAGAAGTAAACGTGCAAATTCAACAACTTAACGCAATTATTGAAAGTAATTAATCATGTCAATCACTAAAGAAATTTCCTGCGTAGTCGGGACATACACCAACAAAGACGGACAACAAAAGAACCGTTACCAGCGTATCGGCTCAATCATTAACACCAAGAATGGGGAAATGCTCAAGATTGACGTTATCCCTTTGGTTGAGGGCGGTTGGTCAGGCTGGGCATATCTCAACGAACCCAAAGAAAAATTTAAAGGATTGCCAAATGATGACTTTGACGCCCCATTTTGAGCATCCACGTGCTCGGAACACTGACCCAATAACCAGTTGGCAAGCAGCAGGGTCGGCAAAAGAACTTGCCAAGCACCATTCACAAATTATTTTGCAATGCTTAAAAGATTACGGGCCATTGGGCAAAGATGGAATCTCCCGCTTTACCAATCTTGAGTCGCATCAAATTGGCAAGCGCTTGCCAGAAATGGAACGCGAAGGGCTTATCGGTTTAACAGGCAACAAAGTCTTGTCAAAAACCAATCGTAACGAAAGGGAATGGTATGCGATTTCTGAAATTCTTTAAAGATTACTGGCGTGACTTAACCCCTTTGGAAGTCATTACTCATTCTTTGGCCCAGGCGCATTTGGAGAGGCTTGAGTCAGAGAACGCCACCGAGTACGCAAAGGCTTGCCTCCAACTCAGCCTAGCCCGCATTGAGCGTCTTAACGAACGCATGAAGGAGTACAAATGAACGAAGCAGACAAAGCATATACGTCATACGAAACACCCGAGGAACAACATGACACTTGGGATTTCCTTGGACAACAGATTAAAGGATTGATTGCATTGGCTGCTATTGTGCTGGGGTTATGGATGATTATTGCGGCGGTGTTGAAATGACAGGCTACAAATCAAAGAAAGCAGCAGCGCAGGACAAACTGTTGGACGATGACGATGCGCTGACTATTGCATACCAAAGCGGGTACTACGATGGCAAGAAAGCAGCAAACCCAGCGCAAGAGCCTGTGGCGTATCTTTGTAGCCCAGACGAAAACGGCTTATTTGAATTACCAACAACTCACAAGGCTTGCAAAGATTGTTTTCCTGTTTACACTACCCCAACACAGCGCCCTTTGGTTGGGTTGACGGATGATGATATTTTTGCCGCTGTTAGACATCTTTACGGCACTGCTGAATTGGCGTTTATGGGGCGCATTGATGACATTGCAACAGCCCGAGCGATAGAAGCAGCATTAAGGATTAAAAACACATGAAAGAACAAGATAAATGAGGGCAATGACAGAACGAATCAGGCCCATCCTTACTCAGTATAAGGAAGGCTTAACCGCACGGCACATAGCGGCATTGCTTGGCGTTCCTGCCGATGCGGTAAAACGATCTTTAAGCACTATGGCAGACGTTTACATTGATAGATGGACACAACACACCGATGGCGGTATGTATGTCCCTGTTTACGTCAAAGTAGATGTACCAGAGGATTGCCCTAAACCAAACAATTGACACTCAGCGGTGCGGCGTTTTAAAAGGCCAGGAAGTACGCGCCCACCGCCCTTAGTCCACAACATCAATTGTTCTTTGGCACCTTCCCAATCTTGGGCATTTATCTTGCGTTTTAGTGTGCTAGTCTGCAAACGGCCTACCCCTGCATTAAAGGCAAAATCCAAGATTGCGGCAATACGACCAGATTTTTCATTGGCAAGAACTGGGCACTGTCTAAACACGCCTGGCAAAAACACTTGTTCTAAATGAAACTTTAATAAATCCATAGCGGCTTCTTTGGTCATGGGCGGGTCTTGCAATGTTACTTTGCGACCATCTTGATAAAAAGTTGCACCAACTCCAATAGTAGCAACCCCAGCAGGGCAAGTGTAGGGTTTTAAAACCAGACCTTCAAACTTTACGCACAAGTCTGCTGTAATTTGTATGCTTTCTGCCCATCTTGCATTTTCTGTACCCATATTGCTTTTTCCTCATCAGACCAACGATGCCAAGCATGGCGCTTTCTATCCATAATATCTAAGTTGTTGTCCCGTGCGTTGCCAACTCTTAAGTGCAATGGATTGACGCATTTCCTGTTATCACATGAATGCAAAACAGAGACATTTTGAATATCTACACCCTGCATACTTAAAGACATCCGATGCGCTGTGACTATCTTTTTATCAATATTTAAAACACCATACCCACTTTTAGCACAAGCGCCCAACCAAGTCCAACACGCTTCAACATCTGCTGATATATTTACATAACTGTTCCACCGACACATAGCAGAGCAATGCTTTTGAGAATTACCATCAGGTCTTGTGCGTTCAAATGGTTTGGCACAACTAATACATTTAAAAATCTTTGGCATACAAATTCCCGAAGTTATAAAGTGATTTTACAACTTGGGAAATTTATGTCAACTTATAGCCCGCGCTTGGCAAGAGTACGATCTAAAAACCAATAATTTAACGTTCCGCTGACCAAAGCGGCAAAGTCGCCACTCATCATCAGTTTGAACACCGCATCAGGTTGAGCGCCCATTGTCCAGGCATTCCAAGCAAACCAAATGTGGATAAAACTCCAAAGCAAAAGAATCCAGTAGGTGACCACAGGACGCACAGAAGCGGAAAGACTAGCCACCCATCCACCCGCTGCTTTAACCATCTCTGTTTGCTGTTCTATGGCGCTGTTGAAGGCATCCATCACGCCAGCGTCTACTGTGGCTTCCCGCTGGGCACCAATCTCGGCTAATTTCTGTTGTCCGCGCAATGTCTCTAACTGGCATTGTTGCTGGAACATAGCCAGTTCGTGGGTACGTTCATTTTTTTTGTCTAGCCATTTAAGTACCTCGGGGGCCATACGAAACAGGCCGCCAAGCAAAGAACCAATAACACCGCCGCCTAGTAGTTCAAACATATCAATCCTTTTTCTTGCAAGGTAGTTCGTCCTCATCGTGGGACAGTTT